CATTCGCAGCAGGGCTTCTTGGAAACATTCTGGGTGGTCTAGGTATTAGTGTTAATGCTGCACAAGGAGCAAAGAAAAAGAAAAGAGAAGGAGAAAATGGTATGATTAATGACCCTAATGGTGGCTATCAAACAATCATAATAAAACAACCAATAGAATTAATCACGCAAAAACCCGAAGTTACTAGGGCTGATCGCACTCCTCCAAAACTATGAAAAAATTACTGCCTTTAGTATTGCTATTAACTACACCTGCCTGTTATGCGGATCTATCGCACAGTATTACTAGCTCAACAAAATTAACTGTAGGGGGTGCAAGTACATCTTCTTCACGACTCGGTACTAGCTATAGCGTTAGCGGTTCAGGGGTAGATACAACTTACACACCAACAGGAGGTAGTGCCGTTTCTGATGGTATAGGTGCATTAACAATATCTAACGGAATTGGTAGTATTCCATCATTAGAAGCCACTCAAAAAACTGCTGGAAATAGCTTTACATTTTCACAGTCGTTTAATCAAGGTGATGCCATATCAGGTTCAGCAGTAACAGTTGGTGCTAATCCTAATTTTTCAGATAATGTTGTAAGTATTGCAGGTGGTACAGCAGGTGATTTAGCAGGTACGATTACTTCAGCAGGTGTAATAACATTAACAGCAGGTGGTCACAATACAGAAGCGTTAGGACAAGTAACATCTACATTAATAGTTGACTAATTACAGCCATGTATAGGTTTATATTGCTGTTTAGTTTCTTTAGCGCACCTGTATATGCTCAAAGTGTGATTCCTAATTTTCAACAAGGGGTATTAAATCAAAGAAGTGAAACTAAAAGTACTACAGTTGAAGATATAAAGAGTTTTGATATACGCAATGGATACCAACTGACAATAGGCGGTGAAAATGTAGAAAGTTCTACAGGTAACGTAGCCCCTGCAGGTTGGACTAAATTAGATACAACTATTCAAGGTGTAGGAACTACATATGTTTCACCAAATTTAGATAATAAGCCTACTTTCAGTATCGTAAATCAAGGTGAAAGTTTTATGTATTATGAGACTTTAGAAACGCCAGGAATTACAAATTTTACTCATATTCAGCGCACTACTCAGATAGAGAATATAACGGATACAACCTCTACCTTTAGTCAATGAAAAAATATTTGTTGTTGCTGCTTATATTTAATAACCCTGTTTTTGCTAATTCTGTTAATACTACCTCGAATTCTAGTGGGTCAGTAGTCAACCAGGCGGTGCAAGTGGTTCCTTCAAGAAATTTTAACTACCAAATGAATACTATTCAATGTCAAGGCGCAACTTTAAATATATCTCCTTTTGTTTCAACTACCTACGGATTTGCTACACCTTTTGAATCACATTATGATAGGCCAGTATATTCAAGGCGTGATATAGAAGGTGATTTTGATGATGAAAATAATGCAATAGGTGATGGGGATGTAGATGCAGGTTATAGAGGTGAAATCTTATACTTTGAATCAGTTAGAACAGGGCAAAAACAATCTAATGTTTCTATTAATGGAGGTATTACAGCTACCTTTAGTATTCCCTTAGATCGTGCGCCTATCAGAGAGTGTCGTAAGGCCATGAAAAAACAAAATGAACTATATGAAGCATCATTAGCAGCAAAGCGTCTTAACTTTGAAATGAGTAGGGCTAAAACGTGTATAGATAATTTAAAACAGGGTATAAGATTTAAACCTGGTACTGAAATGGCAAAAATATGTGCAGATGTAGAACTAATAACACCACCTAATGTTGAACATACTCACAAAATTAAATAGATTTTTCAAAATATAAACTTCTAGCCTGTTCATAGTCAAACATACATTCGGCAGGGTTGTATTCTTGTGTCTTTATTCCATCTGGTGTTATATAAATCACTCTACAGGTAAATAAATTTATAGATGGGTAGTTTTGATTTAACAAAGATACATAACCACCTATCTGCAACCTATGGTTTTTCTTTCTGTATTTAACTTGAGTCTTAAAATCTGCTAAACATAACGCACCTGTCTTTTTATGTTGTAATACTGCATCTAAACTACCTGCTATATCTCGTTTCCTATCTACCATGCGTAGTTCATTAGCAACACAATCCCATGTATCCCACATACGATAATTAATTAAATGCTCAACCCATTGTCTATATTCTTTTGCATACGCTAGTGCTAGTGTCTTGTCTTTTGTTTCACACCATATCTGTGCAGCTTCATGTATTGCTGTTCCTCTTTTTGCAGCAATTTCCATATTTTTACTAACAAAATCAGATGTTCTTATAACATCACTAACAGATCTGGCTACATAACACTTACGTTTTAAGTCGTAGTATTTATGTGGTTCAGGGTAAAACTTTACAAAAGGGTCTTGTACAAGAATATCTTTAATTTCGCTTTTCATATTCCACAGGATCAAAAGTTATTTTACCTGTAAGACTATTTCTATATTTTGGCAATTTATGTACAGGTAATGACGGCCTAGCACCCGCTTTTGTACGTAGTATGCGCTTCCATTTACCAGTACCAACTTCTCTTTCATAACCCATTGCTAAAAACCAACCATCAGGCGGTGTATCTAGATCCTTTTCTGTTATAAGACCATTTTTAATCATTCTACGTAGTGTTCTAATGCCACTAGCACCAAATAAACTATTCATTAGATTAAGTTCCCCATACCATCAAATTGTACATACTTAGGAGCCTTAGTTTCTGTTTCTGGCTCTTTAGCAAACCTTGTTACTCGTTTAAGCTGTTCTTCATAGTTACTTATTTTTAACCCCTTCCAAGTCCCTGCAAGTATCCCTGCTTCTAACTGATCTTTTAAAACTTGTTCACCATACTTTTCTATAAATTTTCTATATTCTGTCAGTTGTAATTTCCAAGCCTGTATTGATTTAGACCCTTTCTTAACCTTCCAGAAATCATCAATAAGAGTTTGTAAGTGTTTTAAATCA